ATCATGACAAGCATCAAAGACTGCTTTATAAACTCTTTCCTGTTCAACTCTTGCACGTCCAATAGTATGATTTCCATCCTGTAAAACCTCTGGTTCAATAATAGGAACAAGTCCTGCCTCTTGAACTGTGCGAGCATACCTTGCAAGTCCTCTTGCATTTTCTACAACTGCACGTTCTGAAGGACCATCATCATCTCCATCACCATGTATCTTAAGAACTGCTCTCCACTTAGCAAATCTTGCTCCCTGCTTATAATAATCTTGTGCTCTTTCCAACAACCCGTCCAAACCAGAACAATAATGTTCACCTGGTTTTGCATTAGGTAGAGTATCAATAAGTGAACGTAATCCAGTATCAACTTTAATACCAGGAATAATACCCTGATCTCTAAAATGATCTATAATAAGTCTTTCATCTGCTGCCTTTACACCATAGATACTTGCTTTTTGAAATAAAGTTTCATCATATAAAATTACTCCACTAATAAACTCACCTAAACCAGGTGCAGTAGCAAGCATCGTTCTATATTTTCTACGATTATTCTCTGTATTCTTTACACCAATACCTGCTAGACGTTTTCCGCAAGTAGCATTGGATTCATCTGCAGCAAGAATACCCCTTCCTTTACGAACTAGTTGTTGAGCAGTTTCAATTAATTCGTCTCTATAAGTTGCTTGTGTCATGATTGATCAAATTTAAAATCTTTGAAAGACTTCTTCGGTTTTTCCTTAAAATTATACTCTTCATCTTGTCCACTGTCAACTATATCTTCTTGAGCACTTTGCTCACAGTCATACAATCTCATCTTTGCTCTATCAATACCCACCACAAATCGTTTGAAAACAGTAGGATCATTATAACGATTCTTCAATTGCTTAACCATTATCTGATTTAAAGCCTCCAAGTCTTCTGTAGAAATAAGGGCAAACATAAGGTCAGCAGTAGCAGGGAGTCCAAAAGACTCAGAGGTGTCAGTAAGGTCCACATCAGAACTACCGTAACCGCTACGAGTAGTTTGAGTGGCAGATACAATCGGAACGTTCGCCTCAACTGCGAGACCCCTAAGTTCTTCTGCGATGGCTTTGATGTATGAATAGGAGTTGACATTGCTATTTGCTCTGTACCTAGACGAGGCACATATATTAAGATAGTCTATGAATATTATATCTGGTTTAAATGATTTTTTCAATGCCAGTTCATTGAGCAATGCTCTGAAATGACCTGAATGTGCTGATGCAGTTGGATACTCTTTAATGATAAGAGTACCTTGTGTTTTCTGAGAAAGATTAGTTACCTTACTCTCAAACATAGGTTTAGGTAGATCTGTTATATCTTGTATTGGGATATTAAGTAGATTAGCATCGATCCTCTCCGCAATCTTTTCCTCTGCCATTTCGAGAGTGATGTAGAGGACGTTCTTGTTCTGGAGTAAAGCTGAGCTTGCCACATGACACATGAATAAAGACTTTCCAACACCTGTGCCAGCAAGAGCAATGTTGAGAGTCTTATTCGGTAACCCTCCTTTCGTAATTTTATTGAAGTATTCGAGATCAAATTCGATCTTGTCTTCCTTCCTGTGGTACGATTCAAACCTTTCTTCATAGTCTTGTAAGTAGTCATGCCCTATGTGATTATCAAATGAAACTGCAAGTGCTTCAGAAAGAATAGATGGAATAGCATCCCTCCCTTTCTGTTCACCTTTACCATCCGCAAGTTGAATGGACTCCATCAAAGCCAAATATATAGCACGATCTCTACACCATTTCTCAGTGCTATCAACTAACCATTCAAAATCAGATGGTTCATCTTCCAATGAAGATACCAAGTCAGTAACTTCTTTAAAAGAAGTATCATTAATATCACTTCTCTTTTCTATTTCAATACAAAGAATCTCCTTGGTTGCTACCTGATTATACTCAGTAACAAAACTAGAGATCTCCTCAAAAATAATCTTCTGCTTAAAATCTTCAAAGTAATCTCCCTTCAAAAAAGGAATAACTTTACGAAGATAATCTTCATTATACAGAAGATTTCTTAGAATTAAAATTTCAATTTTATCCATTATATAATAATCTCCCAAAAATTCTTAAAGGTTGCACCTTTATTCAGAATCGTACTATACCTTAGATATGAACTCATAATATACTTAGTATTACTAATAGGTTCTGTACCCATGTGAGGGAACATCCACATCGGAGGAAAAATAAGTAATCTACCTTTCTTTGGCTCTACTTCTGTACCATCGAATAGTGTTTGACCACCTTCATCAACGTCATTCAAATACCATAAAAAAGATAGGAATCTAGGACAACTAAGTAAGTTCATAGAATCCACATGAGTGTCGAACGCTTCATTCATTCCAGTATTATACCTCTTAATCCTAAATCTTTCAATACCATACCATTTGGGAAAGACAGAATTTGCATAAAACCTATCTTTTGGATAAAGATAATTGAAATGATGATTAATAGAAAAGCAATACTCTTCTGCCCGTTTCTTAAGTTTACTTCTTAAATCAAGATAAATCTTTTTAGTTCTTTTATTCCTTCCCGCATGACGACTTAAATTATATTCTGTGAAATTAGGAGTCCTATCTCTAGATACCTTCTTATGTCTTTTCTTGGATCTTTCAAAATGCTCTATCAAATGATCACATGTATAATCATCTAAATCATTATCATATACCCTGATAAGATCAGCGAGACGTTCCATAATCAGAATCAAATGAGATACTCAATCTTTTTTTATTCTCTCTAAAAGGAATAACAGTATGGATAAGGTAAGATGGAAAGACAGCTAACAATCCAGAAGTAGGATAAATGTGATAATGATCTATTGTAAAAGAACTAGGACTCTTACTTTTTTTTAATCTTGTCTTTAATGCAAAAGAAGGATCTTGAAAACACAGAGATCCTCCTTTCTTACCATCCCATCTTCCTGTAAAGAGTGGACTTTTATCAGTATAATTGAATTTTACTTTATCGTCAATAATAGACTCACAGGGATAATAAACTCCCGTAAGACATGCATTACCGTGATGATGTGCGACATTCATATCACCAGACTCATTTATATTAGACCATAATCCACCACAAATAAGACCATCTAAGAATCCATGCTTCAAACAATAATCATTTATAGAAATTTCTATCTGTTTCCTTAGTAAAACAAAACTATCATATCTTTCTTCCAGATTATTTTTACTATGCCATCCCCCTAAATTGCTTCGTAAATTTCCATCTACATCCTCACTAGATTCTATAAGAATATCATTAACCAAACCTACATTTAATTCATGATTTTCTTTTCCAAAATTATAAAGTCCTATAGGAATAGGAAAAAGAGGAACAGAACGACTAACTACCATAACTAAACTCCTTATGAGCAATCTCATCAAGAGCTTGCATCACTTCAGGAGTAAAGTATTTTTCAGGATTTTTGTAAATCTCTTTAGCATATATCTTCTTACCATTAATCTCATAACGTCCTGCAACGTTCTTCCACAATTCTCCAATCTCTCCTAATTCAAGGAGACCATAATACTTATCAAGACCACGTTCATCAAAATACAAACGTATTTCAACTTGCTTATTCTCTTTACTTAAACGTGATTTATGCGTCTTTGCTTTGACAATGTTTCCGACGACTTCTTTGCCATCCTTTTCTTTTTTACGGCTGAGATATATGATTGTACTCGCTGCGTACTTGAGTCCTGAACCTCCTCCCATCTCTTTAGTTGGAACATAAGCTCCGATGACATCATACGTGTGATTCGTGACAATGAGTGGAACATTTGCTTGTCCTAATTTTAAAGTTAACATTCTAAATGCTCCCTTTACCAATTGGGATTTAGTCATGTCACGCACTTGTTTATCATCAAGTGCATCCCTGATTTCTTTTTCCGTGGAGAGCATACCCAGTGAATCTAACACAAACATGCACGGTTTGCGATCCTCTATGGGCATTTGAAGATATTTATCAACTGCCTTAAGTGCCTTGGTACGGAACTCCTCAATAGTTACTACATTAACAACAACTACTCTATTTAAATCTACACCACGAGATGTAAGTAATGCTTTGTTGACAGCAGCTTCAGTATCAAAATAGAGACAGTAACCATCAGGATTATTATCCAAAAAGTTTTTGACGACAGCAAGGGAGAAATAAGTTTTGCCTGTACTAGACTCACCAGCGATGGCAGTAATCTTATTGCTAGATACGCCACCATAAATGGAACCGCTAACCAGTCCATTAAAGATGTATGA